TTTTATTGGGATTTTCAATATAGACAAACGGAACTCGGTCGCCCACACTTGGTTTATTTCCTGGATCACGACGACCAATTCTATCTGCCAAAACCTTGTGTGCAATTTGTTGAGGGTTTTTATATCCTGAACGTAATGATTTTGTAATGACCAATTTATCAATACCGTATTTTTCATCTACCATATTTTGTAATGATTCTTTCAAGAAGTTTGCAGCATCTTCAATATTATGACTTTTCATCAATATATCAATAATTCCGCCATACACGTCTTTTACAATAGGTGCATTATCACGCCGTTTCAATACAATACCCATCGATTTACGCTTTCCTTTATTGGGGTCATCTTCATAAAGCATACCAACATAACGTTTCTTTGAAAGTAGACAGAACGGTAAGAATGTTTTCTCATATTCTAAATCATGCGGATTCTTTAAAAACATTGATGCCAATTCGCCTGCTTGCTTTGCTAATTCAATTGTAATTTCTAATGCTTTTTTTCCAATAATTGGCGTTCCATCCAACTCTTCTAGATTAAACCGAAAGAATACTGAATCTGTATCACCATACACATACTCCGCGCGAGTCCGGACTTTTCCATAATTGGCAGTATCAACGACCTCGTTCTCGTATGCTTCTTCAATGACCCGTTTTCCATATGTTAATAGTTTACGACCAACAGCAGTCGTAGAAGCAGCGCAATCTTTTTCATAGAATGAACTTGTTTTCGCACCAGTTTGTCCATAAAGTGAATTAGCAGTGACTTTAATACTTAACTGACGCTTATCTAAAATATTTTTCATAAATTCATCCGGTTCAGTCTTAATCAACTTACGTGTTGCTTTACGTGCTGCTAACAATTCCTTTAAAATAGCAGGCATAATTGCGTGTGTTGTTTCGCCCGTTTCTTTATTTTTTGGGTATTGTGCATATCTACATACTTTATAACCAACTTTTACTTTTTCCATTCCCGCTTTTGGGTTTCCATTCTTTCGCTGCCATTTGTATGTATTGTAGGTAATGTCTACATACTCATATTCCGGTAAATTATCATATATATATTGACCAGTTTCTTCATCCTTTTCGCCTGTCTCAATAACTAATTTATCATTTAAATCAAACTCACGCGTCCACACTTTACTATCGTGTGAAATATTTTCACTAATCATACTCGATGGATAGAGTGAACTGTAATCAACACAAGCAACGGGTGTATCCAAGTAAAGATTCGATTTAGGTTCTAAAACAGTAGCGCCTTCATATCCATCATCGTCCATTGATTTTTCAATCACAGGCATCAGTGTTCCTTTTTCACGACATTTCTTAGAAATATAACTGGTCAACTTAATACTTTGACCACGCATAACCAAGAAATCAATCGGAACACTACATAAAGATGCCATTTCAATATAACCCGTAATAACATCTATTTTTCGCATTAAGTGATGAACCAAGTTACAATCCTGAATACAGTATTTTGCAATCACTGCTCTTTCATTTGGTCCTTCATTTGTCATTCGGAAAATGTCTTGAGGTGTTACATCGTCTTTTGCCATACCCCATCGGACTTTTTTAGTTACCAAATCCGGTTCTTCTTTCCCCTGAATTACAAAAGTTCCTTCCTTATAATCTACTTCACTCACTTCAAACTTTTTACCATTTTTATATTGGTCTACTGAATGTGCTTCTTCTTCAAAGTTAATGTAACTTCCATTTTCTAATCCAGTTAAGTTTTTACTGTATATTTTGGTTTTTTGTATATTATTGACGTTGTTGTCGCCTACCCCTTCATAATGCTCTATTTTACTAACACCATCGCCAATAAAATACCCAGATACATAATCTAATTTGTATTGTGTCAATTGAAAATCACGGCGAAAATAATTGTATAAATCAATTTGTAGACGACCACTCATTTTTGCAAATTTCAAATCGTGTTGTCCACTCGCAATAACTAGTGTGTTCTCTTCAAGTCCTTCTTTGCCTGTCCGCCAATTCTTTTTCAAACAAATTTCATTTTTGTTACGCGATAATTTCATAAATTCGTATTCACAACCTAATTCTTTTGCACGTAAATACATGAATTGGTAATCAAATCCAAAGATATTGTATCCAATAATAATATCAGGATTTTCGCGTTGAATTAAATCGGACCACGCCAATAAAACTTCTTTTTCCGTTTTATAACTTTCAATGACTGCATTATTAAGAGGCGCGCATGTATCTTTCACAATACAGTGATTTAAATATGGTTTATCATCACCATACTTTACAAATGTAGAACCAATAAATGTTACATTATCACCTTGTAATGATGGAAACACGTCGGTCAGTGTACGTGTTAATTCGAGTAATTTTGTATCACGTGTTGCCTCCTCATCTAATAACAAATCAATGATTGTCCCTTTTTTCTTATATGCTTTTGGTTTATTTTTTGCTCCTAGACGCCAATCACCGCTGCCATATTGTTTGACTTCTTCTACGACTGGATTAGATGACAAATTATCACTATCATCGTTGTCATCGTCATTGGCACCGTCATTGGCATCGTTTCCATCGTCGTCGTTATTTCCTTCTTTTGTAGTAGTCGTAATATCATATTTAATATTTGTAAGACCACTATCGACAACATCCATATCTATATTGTCCTTATAATTCGCTGGTTTAATTTTAATCCAATTATGAAAGTTTTTTTCTACACTGACGCGAGATGTTGGTCTAATTGGATAAACAATATCCACATCTTCTACTTTTTCATTGGTGGCATATCCAAATGCAGTAAGAACAATTGACTTTAAAAAGTCTCCACTATAAGTGTTTGTTGTTTTACATACATCAATGATATTTGTTGCAAGTTTTTTATAGTTTTTAACAGGAAGCGGGAAATCTCCATGACTACTGCTTGCTTCAATATCAAAACTACAAATTTTATAGGGAACAATTGTTTCTTTTTTAGGTAGAGGAATAATATCAGTGTATTTAATACTATACTCAAAATCACATGTTGATTTTTTCACAATCACCTTTTTACGTTTATTACAAGGCAGTCCAATCCACCCAGAGGGACTAAATTCTTTAATATGAAAGAGTCGCAATAACGGCGGGATTTGTGATTCGTACAGTACAGTTGATTCGCCTTCAAATACTAACCCTTCGGGGTCTAAACGATATTCACCCTTCGGATTTGCTTTGTTATACCACAACCCTTTGGTTTTTTTCATAGCAGTTTCATTCTTAAATTTAAAATGAATGAAATTGTATTGTTTCCCTGCATCAAAACCATATAGTTTTTTACGTTTAATTAATTTGGTAGAATGAATTGCTTCGGCATATTGCTCGCCAAGCAAAGAACAAACATGTGAGACAAATTGAACTTTTTCTGTTTCAGTCCATTCATCGCCAACTTTCACATAGAAGAATGGTGTATATTCGGTCACATAAATACAAACAGTTTGTCCTTTTTCATTGATGCCAAACATTTTAATACTAAATGTTGTTTGATTGGTTTCATCAGCGCTTGCTAACGTAGACAAGACGTCCTCTGTCTCAAACGTTAAAAGGCGGAAAGAGGAATACATCCTTGTTAGATTGTGTTATATAGTATATAGTGCAATCTTTCTATTATTTTAATTTAATTCAATTTTATATTTTAATGTTATTTGCTTGTTATAATACCTTACTTTTTGCGGTAAGTCTTTGTTCGGTGTTTTCTAATGGTTCGCTTTTTGGTTTTTCTATTTTTCTTGATGTATTTCTTATTACTTTTCTTATTCGATTTTTTATTACTTTTCTTATGATGAACACGGCGATGGCGAGTGGTGCGATTACTACCTCCACCTGATTGTTTTTTAAGAATCTCTTCTTTAATAAAATTATACATTGCTCCATCAGTTCTATCTCCATTATAGGATTTAAATTTGGGGGTGCCATTTTCAAATACAATAGCACCAACGGTAGGATATCCGTCTATACCAAATTTCGCTTTTTCTTTTATTTCAGTAATAATAGCATCATTGTGTACTTTTGCTTCAATTGCAACAAGTGCCATATTTTCATCAGAATTATTTTTTACAAGACTATCCGTTAACTTTTTCCACATTGGTACTAAATTTTTACAGTGTCCACACCCATCTGCATAAAATTCAATAAACATTGGTTTTTTATTATCAAACATTTGTTTTACATCTATTATTGTCCTTTTATAGTCATTTTTTATGGTTTCACCTAGCGCGTCTTTGCCAGTATTTGTCACATAAACAATTTCAAGTTTTTTATTATTATTCATATTATTTACCATTATATATTATTTAGAGATTAAAAATATACCATATATAATTTTACATCATATATAAAATTATATATGGTTTTATATATATATATGTATAAATCAACTGTTATTTTACTATTATTTTTATTAGGATTTTATTTCATTTATCGTTCCAATGATATTGAAGCATTCGTGCATAATCAAAATAGTAACGGAGATGAAGAATATAAAATTGCTGAAAATTGTCCCGATATTCTCATTCAAAAAGGAAGTGAGTTCTTCTTATATAATTCTAAACGCGCTAATGTTCCCGGCGTAAATCCAATTCGTTTTGATAATTTAGAAGATTATATTGAATTTACTGAATGGCAACGCAGTCAAGGAATTTTATGTCCTATTTTATTTTTACAGCATGCGTATAATGCACAAGGTGAATCGGTCTATAAAGCACGACCAGGACCAACAAATCAGCAAGGCGGATTGCCTGATAAATACATAACACAACAAGATATTAATCCTGATTTCAGCAATTTACCCGATTTTAATAGTTTAAATGTAGTGCCTCCGCCAAATCAAGACATGACAAGTAAATTAATTGATGCAGGTCGTAATGATGACTTCTTTAATAAAAATTCTTTTCCAGGATTTGATCAACAGAATCAGTATATTGGCATTGAGACGCCGATTGACCGTATATATCATAGCGATGTTCATACTAAATTAAGTCCTAACCCAATGGACCATAATTGGGGTGGCGCTGACTATACTCGTGGGTTAGTTGACGCAGGTGCATATAAAAAAAGGGAAGTTAGAAAAAGATAAGAGTTGAAAAATAATAATTCAACTATTGTAGATTATAAAATAATAATAAGTTATTTTTTATTTTTATTTTATCTTATTTATCTTATTTTTTAAACATTCCTTTTCCTTTTTTTTTACTCTTATTTTTACCTATAGTGCTACCGCCAATACTACCGCCAAATAATTCAGTTAATACGTTTTCTGTTTTTTCCAAAATATTAATACTCGTATTATATGCATATATATCTCTATTATCCTTTTCTATGATTGAATTTGCCAAATATATTTTTTGTTCAGTTTTATAAGTAATTAATAAATTAATTAAACTGTTTTTTAATTTTGATTGAGTGCTGGAATAATATTTTATATCATCGTTTATAATTGTTGTATTTTTCTCATTTGTTAATTTTAATGCTTCCACCGTAGTCTTATCAACTGTAATGTTTTCATTATCGTCACCATCATTATTATCATCATCACTACTATAACCAATCCCAAATCCAGAATCGTCTTCATTATCATCTTCCTTAATTTCTTCTTCTAAATCGCCACTAGTTGTCTCACTTAAATAAACAATTCCGTTTTGTAATGATTCTATAATATTAATTCTTTGTTCCAGTCCATCAATAATAGAATTATAATTAATCTTTTCTGCAGTATTTATAAATTTTTTATCACCCTCGGGTCTATTTATATCAGCAGGTTCAACTTTTAATAAAATACCAATTAGAAATTCCAATATATTAATTTTTTCCCTCAGTATATAATTATTTGTATATTTATTTAATTCTTCTATATAAGAATAATTTTTACTATTGTATTTTTTTAAATTATTCAAATTCTTATTATTAAATTTTTGTATTTCTCTAATAATATTATTTAAATCACTTGATTGTTTATTTTCCAAATTCACTCGTTCGATACGTTCTTGTTCTTCTTTTTCTTCTAATTCTCTTTCTTCAGCACGTGTCATACCTTCAATTATTTTAGTTTGAAATTTTAATGATCTTGAAACTATATAAAATCCAAATACTATAACAACAGCATAACCAATAAATTTATATATATCATCAGAGTTCATTATATATATTATAGTTTTTACTATTTTTTGGCATATATAATGAATTTTATTAATTAATTGTTATACTAATTTGCTTCTTTTCTTCACCACTTTGTGTGGTTGTGGTGCTTTGTGTCGTTTGTTCCGAAACTGCTTGTTCTTCATTCGACGACACTTCCGTGTCTGATTCAGTTTTTGTTGTTCTTGATGTTGTAGGTTTTGCTTTTGTTGGATTCTTTGCTTTTGCTTCATCTCTTTTTTTTATTAATCCTTCTTTAAACCCTTCTATTTTTTTTCGGCGTTGGGTTTGAACTGTTTTTATAATAATGTATATGGTAAATACCACAATAGCAATAATACTAATTTGTTTGTATATATTTGAAAATATTTTAGACTTTATGTTGCCGCGTTTACCTTTCATTATATATAAAATTATAATAAATATAATAATTTTTGTATTTATTTCACATATGTTGTTTATGTTGTTTATGTTGTTTCTATATTAATAATAGACGGTTTGACTAAAAAATCATAAATATTGTTAATACACGGTTTTGTTAAACGTGTTGTCTTTCCATTTTTATTAGTTATCTGAATATCATTTAAACATGATTTATCTTTTTCAAGTGTCTGGACTAAATTTGAAAATGTTTTAAAATGTTCCATAATGGTTTTTGCGGATATATTACTTACACTGGGTATTTGTGATAACATTATTTCGCCTATATTTTCTATTGTAATATTATCTCTCTTGACCCGCTTTCCAACAACTTGTGCATAATTTGTAGTTGAGTCAATCATTTCTGCACCACCATTATAATATGCAACTGCCGATGTTCCTTCTTTAATTAACTTTGTTGTAAATTGAACTATCCATTCGGCAGTTTCTTCTAAACTAATTGTGCGATAAAGAGAGAATCCTTTAAAATAACTAATAGTAACCATTGCAGATAATAGTGTTTTTTTATCAGGCATTCCCTTAAATGGACGATAATACCTAAAATCACCTTCTACCAAATAATAAATATGATGATTATGCATATTGCATTGATTTAATCTATATCCTTGCTCCTTATAACGTCCGTCGCGAATACTTGATGCTAAATCATTCAAACTTTTTCTCTCAATGATTACTTTTTCATTACCATCATTATCACATATAATAGCATCACCTAATGGTAAATTTTCGCTAACTACTGTAATATCCTGACTATCATCAATATAAGCACTACATAACTGAATTAATTTATTCTCTCTGTAATCTAATTTAATAAGCATTAAAATACTATTATTGCTTATTAAAGTTTTATTTTTAAATTATAATATAATTCTTTAAATTATATAAACCGATTACCAGCGGAAAGCGCCAGGACGGTTACGGCAACCAACACTGCAACCATACGCAAAAGACGCGGGTTTAACAGTGCAGGCACAACCGCACCCTAGTTTTTTACGGTAGACGTTACCGACCGAGGCGTTAAGACCGACGGTGGGAGGAAGACCGGGACACCCCCAGTAGGCAGGGCGGTTAGACAAAGAAGAAATATTTTTAGCACGTCCATGTTGAGTTCCCATTATTATATACTATTACACTATATATTTTATTTTTATTCTTTGTAATTAAATATACTAAAAATATTATTAAAAATATATACTAAAAATATTATTAAAAATATTATTAAAAATATATATTAAAATAAAATTGATATGTTCTAAATATTAGATGAATACTACACCATCAACAATAAATAAAACAATGGACGGTATTGATAATTCTGACGATTTGAAAAACATTTTACAAGACGGTGATGTTACTAAATGCGGTGACAGTTTAATTTTTAATCCATTCAATAATGAAAATAAAGAGATTACATTGAACGATGTTCAATCTATTCTTAAACGCTATGGCATAACTACGCCAATTCATAATTTGGAATTATATAAACGCGCTTTTATTCATAGTTCTTATACCAAACGTTCGCACCACGAAAACCAATCCAATAATATTACAATCATGCCTTGTCCTTCTGATTGTATGCAATTAAAAACAAAATCAAATGAACGCTTAGAGTTTATCGGTGATGGTGTTCTAGAACTTATCACTAAATATTATTTATATCGTCGATTTCCTAAAGCGGATGAAGGTTTTATGACCGAAAAAAAAATCGCTCTCGTAAAAAATGAACATATTGGTAAGTTGGCATATGAAATGCATATTAATAAATGGTTAATTATATCTAAATATGCCGAGGAAAAGAAGATCAGAACAAATTTGAAAAAGTTAGGTTGTTTATTTGAAGCATTTATCGGTGCCTTATTTCTAGATTTTAATAAAATTTCGGTTAAAGATGAAGACGGGTGGTTTAAGAACGTATTTGTTACTGGACCAGGATTTCAAATGGCGCAAATATTTGTAGAAAGTGTATTTGAATCACATGTAGATTGGACTAAAATTATTAATACTGACGATAATTATAAAAATATTCTTCAGGTCAAAATACAAAAAGAATTTAAAACAACACCCGATTATTTAGAAATTAGTCACACGATTGATGAAGGTTATGAAATGGGGGTATATTTGTGCTTAGGTAAACCATTACATCAATTGAATATTGGCGATAGTGTTCCTTTTGAAATCTATGGTTCATTTCAAAGAATTCAAGAAATATTGATGGAACAAACGTATGTCTTTGTATTACTAGGAAAAGGTATTCATAAAATAAAGAAAAAAGCAGAACAAATTGCGAGTGAAATGTCTATTAAAAAAATAGATAATGTGATTAATAAACATTAATGTCACTATATAAGTGTCCGTGTATGTGAACAACATTCATAATTATAACGAAAATACCAAAATACCAAAATACCAAAATACCAAAATACCAAAATACAAATAATACATTTTTTTACTTTTTTAAAAAAGTTGTATTATATAAGATATGGAAACTTCTCTTTTAGCTAAATTAAAAGTGAATAAACCTCCAGCAGTAAAAAAAGATATGGAAATTAGAATAAAAGAAAAGGTAAAACGCGATAATGTTGAAAAAAAGGACAAATCTACTGAAAAAAGGGATGCCGAGTATAAGGATAATGGCGCCGATAATGTAATGAATAATGAAAAAAAGATTAAAAAACTGGCAGTTCAATTTGTTGATGAGACAAAGAATACGGATTTTGATAGAGCGACCTTTTTAAAAACGTTCCAACGACCAAAAATAGTAAATGAACTAACTCCTCCTGCACCATCTATTATTAAAAATGTTAAAGAGATAGAAAAAGAGGATAATAAAACAAAATCTAAACCAAAACCAACTACAAAAAAACCAGTAAGGACATTAAAGAAAAAACAAAGTGAGACAAAAAAGAAAGAAGACGAAACTAATGGTGAAGGTGAGGAAGTCCGCGAAAAGATTATTATAATGGACGACCAATCTATAGATATTGATATTGATGATATTAGTGGTATTGCAGATAAAGAAAAAAAGCAGGAGCAGCAAGCAGAGCAGCAAGCAGAGCAGCAAGCAGAGCAGCAAGATATCCCGGTTAAAAAAACAAAAGTTACAATGCGCAGAAGAACAAAAAAACCAATTATAGGTATTAAGGAAGGACCTCTTGGTATGATTAAAATTGATGATATTGATATTGAAACGCGTCTTAAGAAAAAGATAGAAGCACCAATAGTTATACCAGCATCATCCTATTATATGAACAATCGTGAGATTTTTGTTAATTTTATGGCATCCTTATTTGGAAAGTATAAAAAGCAATTGGCAGATGAAGCAAAAATACCAGCAACATGTCCTTCTGGAGACGAAGAGAATGATTTTTCTTTAATGACCCATCAAGAAATCGTGAGAGACTATTTAAATCTATACACGCCTTATAGAGGATTATTGTTATACCATGGTCTGGGTTCAGGTAAAACGTGTTCTTCCATTGCCATTGCGGAAGGTATGAAAACAAACAAACAAGTCATTATAATGACACCTGCGTCTCTTCAAGTGAATTACCGCGAAGAATTGAAAAAATGCGGTGATGAAATATATCGTAAAAACCAATTTTGGGAATTTATTCAAACTGAAGGAAAAGACGATGAACTTATTGACAATCTATCAAAAGTTCTCTCTATCTCTGTTGAATATATTAATAATCAAGGCGGCGCTTGGATGGTGAATATGTCTAATCCTTCTAATTATGAATCACTTAGTCAAAATGATAAATTAAATATTAACAACCAAATAGACCAAATGATTGCATATAAATATAAATTTATCAATTACAATGGGTTAAGAGCAACAAAAATATTAGAAATGACAAAGAATAATACAATTAATCCATTTGATGATACTGTTGTTATTGTGGATGAAGCACATAATTTAGTCAGCAGAATTGTAAATAAATTAGGAAAGAAAAAAACAAATATTGCAACCACATTATATTCTTTATTAATGAAAGCAACAAATGCAAAAATTGTTTTATTGTCTGGAACACCCGTTATTAACTATCCTAACGAAATCGCAATCTTATTTAATATTTTGAGAGGACACATTAAGACATGGTCTTTTAAATTAGATATTATGGCACAACGCCAAGTGAATAATTCTTATTTGCAATCTCTCTTTAAATCAACTATACTTGGTGGAAATATTTTAGATTTACTTGAATATACACCATCAAAAACAACATTGACGGTAACACGTAACCCGTTTGGTTTTGTGAATAAAACATCATTAAAAGATGGTGAATATGGTGGAGTAAAATTAGAAGTAGGCGAACGCGGTGAATTAAGTGACGATTCTTTTATAAAATTAATAACACAAATTTTGAAAAAAAATAATATTAATGTTCAGGCAAATGGAGTATCTGTTGAAAACTATAAAGCGTTGCCGGATACACTGGATGAATTTAAAAATTATTTTATAGAAAGCAATGGACAATTAAAAAATATGAATATGTTCAAACGACGTATAATTGGTTTAACTTCTTATTTTCGCAGTGCACAAGAAAGTTTAATGCCAAAATATTCAAAACAAAATCCGTCTGATTTTCAAGTAATTAAAATACCAATGAGTGATTTCCAATTTACTATTTATGAAGAAGCACGTATTCAGGAGCGAAATCAAGAAAAAAATAATGCTAAAAAACAGAAAACAAAAAAAGGTGCAACAGATGATTTATACGAAAACACAACATCTACCTATCGTATATTTTCGCGCGCGTTCTGTAATTTTGTGTTTCCACGCCCAACTATTACTAGACCAATGCCCGATAAAAAGAATGCTGCAGGCGAAGAAGGTGAAATAGCGGATGTAATTGGTATAAATGAGGATGTAATTGACGCAGTTGGTGGTGAAGAAATTATCAATCGCGATGAATCTTTTGGCGATATCGATATCGATGTCGATGGAGATGGCGACGTGATTGTTACAAAAACGTATAGAGAACGTATTAATCAGGCACTAAACGGTCTTAAAGATGATAGTGATAAATATTTGACACCAGAAGGTCTCGAGATATATAGTCCGAAATTCTTACATATTTTGGAAAATATCCAAGACGAAGAACATTTGGGAATACATTTAATATATACTCAATTTAGATCATTAGAAGGAATTGGAATATTAAAATTGGTTTTAGAAGCAAATGGGTTTACACAGTTTAAAATAAAAAAAACAGGTGATGTATGGAATTTGGCAATTCCTGAAGAAGATATTGGCAAACCGACATTTGCTTTATATACTGGAACAGAAACGCCAGAAGAGAAAGAAATTATTCGTAATGTCTTAAATAATGCTTGGAAATATGTGCCTGATACGATTGTTTCCAAATTAAAGGAAAAATCTGATACAAATACGATGGGTGATATTATTAAAGTATTAATGATTACTTCTTCTGGCGCGGAAGGTATTTCTTTGAAAAATGTGCGTTATGTCCATATTACAGAACCCTATTGGCATCCGGTGCGCATAGAACAAGTTATTGGTCGAGCACGTCGTATATGCAGTCATCAAGATTTACCCGAAGAATTAAGAACAGTAAAAGTGTTTTTATATTTAATAAACTTATCCGAAAAAAAATTAACACGCGAAGAACCACGCGAATTGCGATTACATGACAAGAGTCGCAAGAATAATTTAACACCAGTAACGACTGATGAAACTTTATACGAAATCGCAACCGAAAAAGAGTCGATTTCAACTAATATTTTAACTGCTGTGAAAGAAGCATCGATTGATTGCGTATTGCACTCCAAATCAAATGCTAAAGAAAAATTACAGTGTTTTACGTTTGGATCGAGCGGTAGTTCTAAATTTGCTTATAAAATGAGTTATGAAGACGAACAGTCTGATAATATTGCCGATAAGAATAAAAAAGAAATTACATGGAAGGCAAAACAAATAGAAATGGATGGTGTAAACTATGCTTATAACCCTAAAACTCATGAAGTCTTTGATTTGGATAGTTATAAAAATGGGGATACTGTAAAGGTGGGTGATTTAATTATTAGCGGTAAAGGCAGTGAAGCAACGTATAAATTGGAATTCATTTAATTTGTTAAGGTTCAGGACATTTACACAATACATCTTTTACAAATTGTTTCATAAGAAAGAACGAACTAATCAGTATACAAAATGTAATTGTATTGGAAATATAAACAATAGACCAAATTGGGAGATAATATGAAGTCAAATAGTGAATTGTATATGGTAAAATATTTGATACAATTAACACAAATAATGCAGTAAAGGTGATTATATAGTAGTAAAGAAATAGGAAATAATAATTCAACTGTGAAAATGGACGCCCGTTTTGGTGGCGAATATTCATTTTAATTGTTCTTTTTGTGCAGCAATAAATAGAACGGTCCATATCAAGAAATGCATTAAATACGGATTGCATCTTTGTTTATCGTAGAGATACTTGTAAATAGTGTAATGATTTACAAGTATTTTCAATTTTATTTTTTATTACCTTTGGTTTTGCGTTTTGTTTTGCGTTTTGTTTTGCATTTGGTTTTGCGCTTATAATTTTTACTCCCTCCATAACGTTTTGTTCGTTTAGTGATACTAGTTTTTTTTCTTTTAGTTGGTATTGGTGTTGGCATTGGAATATTACAGTTTACACCCAACGCACTACTCATTAACACTATACATTCCGAACTACTACGTTCTCCACATTCTTCACAATTTCCATAATCAATCATATATAATTTGTCCTTGTCTTTTTCACTATTATAATAAAAATGTGCTTGTGGATCGATAATATTTATTAATCCTGTTTTTGAAACAAATTTTTCAATATAATCACAAAATATACTATCTGGTTTATCGCCAATAAATACATGTTCCCATCCATTATCTTCAGATAAATACTCCATTATAATATAAAAATAGGGCATTTCATCTTTGCTATAAAATGAGTGTTCTTTGGTCACAAAACCATACTGATTTACATAAATGCGGGGTGCTAATCCATTTTTTGCTGCTTTATTTTGAAATTCTACTTCTTTTTCACACTCTTTAATAAAACCAGCATAATTATCTGCAGGTGTATGACGAGGACCGTGTATAATTTTTACTAGTTTATTAGTTGATGGATTAACATATGTAAATGCTGTGGCACCTGCATTAAAAAATTCATATGTATCATCTCGTTTTTTGTGTTTAGGTATAATAATCCACTGTTTTTTATGCATACTATACCCAATGTATTTTAAAGGTTCATCATCATCAATATTATTACTATTACTATTACTATTATTACTCATTAAATTTATTATACTATAGATTAAATCATTATAATAAATTATTATTTTTGTAAAAGTGTTAATATTTGATTTTGTTTATCTAAAATCTCTCTTAGAATTATTGTTATATCGTTGTTATTATTAAATGTATTGCTTTCTTTAACTGTCGTGGATGGTATCGCGGTTGATGTTGGTTTTTTCTTTAAAAGTGCCATAAAATTAGCAGGGTCTACAGTTTGCCGTGATTCATCAAGAGGAGAATCTGAAAAACTAACTTGTTTTTTTGGCGAGTTGCTGCTGTTGCTGCTATTGCTGCTGTTGCTGTTGCTATTTAAATCAATATTGACATCCCCTCCAATTTTTAATTTTACAATATTATCATTATTCATTTGAGTTGTAGTATTTGTAGTTGAATCATCATTTGATAATTCCAACCATTTTTTTGCCTCTTCGGTATTTTGTCTATTTAACACACCATTTAATTGTTCTTCTCTCATTGCTATTTGTTTTGCTAGCATACCGTCCATCTCGCTTCCAATAGGTGTATCTAAAATATCAGAAAAATCAGGTGTATCGGGGATTTTTACTTGAGTTAAACTATCAAAATCATTTTGTTTTTTATTAAATTCATCTTGGAATTTTCGTTGACGTTGTTCTGATAAAGCGGATGCATTATATATTTCGGGTATAGATTGTGATGGTTGTTGTTGTTGTTGTTGTTGTTGTTGTTGTTTGTAATTGTTTCCAGTAACCATCATTTCACCAATAACTCTTTTATTTAAATCAATTAATTTATCCGACGACTCGTTTATTTGTTCAGCAAGTAAAGTTATTTTTTTATCAAATATTTCTTTAATAAGATTAGATTTTCCTTCAGGAATTCCAGAAAATGTTCGATTATCACACAGTAATTTCCACACAATTCCTTTATTTGAATTTGAGGTAAATTGTGAGTATAATTTATTATTATTCATAATCCGTTTAATATAATATAAAAAGTATTGTTCTTATTTTTATATTATTTACAAATTTATAGTTATATACATTATATATCCGTATTAAAATATTTATCACGTAATGCGTCCATTAATTCATCTGTTATTTTGTTGGTTTTAAAGAACGTATAATCATGTATATCTTTTAATAAGGTTACTATTAAATACAACGAATACATACCACATTCTGTATTACTTTCTTGATGAATGAACGGTGCATTTAAATCATACTTTAATCTTATTCCATTGGGGAATTTCTTGGTTCTTACTTGTAAACCTTGAGAGATGACGCGATTACAAAAGTGTTTCACTTGTTTGGGTATCATTGTTCCATTACTATCAAAAAAGAATATGAACTTTTTATTTAAATCAATAAATAACGAAATCCAATGCGCTCCGCTTTTATCGTGAGGATCAGTATTAAAAATAATACCGATTTTATTAATACCTTCCTTAATATAACTTAATAAGTCAAATTTACATAAATCATCCCAAACGCATTTATTTTCGTGAATATGCATGTCAAAATCAATCGGTGTTGGTCCAATAAACCGAAAACATGGATAGGTATGTTCATATTGTTGCATTACCTTTTCTATATCATTGCTATTTAACCATGTATTATGATTTTCTTTCCATTTTGGTGGAGATTTTGGTGCAAATGTATATGTTGACAATTCATCATTTAAATTATTTTCCATAAATTTTTGCTTTAACCAACACGATTCATTATAACATGCATTTTTCATTTTATCTTTTAAACTATTCCAAATATCTTTGGGGGTTGTATCAGTAATAACCGAATCCTTATGACGTGCATTCCATAAATTCTTCATTTTTATAAGATCATCTTTTGTATAACAACTGTATTCTTGTAATTCATCATTATCGTGATTACCATCTTTTTTATTATTGACCCTCGGAGCACATTGTAACTTTTTAAACTTTCTTGTGTGTGTGTTATTTTTAATCTTTTTACCGCCTTTTTTCTTAATTACTTTACGTGTTCTTTTACGTGTCTTTATATTATTTAATGTAGTTTTATATGATTTTTTGTTTTTTTGACTATTGATATTTCTCTTAATTCGATGTTTCATTCTATTAATATTTATTGAGAT